CATTAGGGTTTACTGTATGAGGTGTGACGCTACCTTAGCGCAGGCCAATTATCCAGAAATTCAAAAGCGAGATAGAGATGATAATCAGTGAGGGCGCCTTATTATTTCGATTCCATATGGGATCCCTTGATAATTCCATGAAAACCGTTACTGAAATAAAATCACTTGAGCAGCTTATGGAGTTATCCAATGGTGGCTGGCATAAAAATCCTATCACTATAGAGATAAAGCCATACATGTATGACCATAGAATTAATTGGGATACGCACATTGTGGTCGTTCATGCAGAAGACATGATCTATCCAATAGGATATTTAAACTGTAAACCAGATTGGGGTGTAAATGATAATCAGTGAAAAGCAAATAATGCAATTGCTGAGTATTATAGAGCAATCTATAGCGCATGGAGTTTATAACGCGCCTAGTGAAAAGGAGATTATGGACCTGTTACATAAAATTCACGCTCAACAATCCGAGGAATTAAAGGTGGTGGAATGAGCGAATTCAAATACACAGAAGGCGAAGTGATGAATTTTTATAAAATTGAAGGTACGGCCGGAGATCTTATTGAGGGTGAGGCATATTATTTAGTCCCACTTGATTGTCATGAGAAAAAGTTTATTGCTAAGGCCTTGCGATATTATAAAAGCAAGAAAGGGGTGAGCACGACAACGTGCAATAAACTAATGCGAACTATGGGTTATTGAATGAGTGAAGAAAATAAATGAATATATTTAAAAGATACATGTGCATATGTGGCTCTAAATTCCGTAAAGAATATCAAGTTATGGAACATTCAAAGACTTGCGTGTCATTATATGGCGCGCAGCATATAAAACATTGTTACCGTGAGGCTACAATTATAGAGTGTGTCAGTGATTTGCTACTGAGTAGTTTTACATTAACTATATTTAGATGTACTGCTGCATTGTACATATGGAACACAGTAAAATCACATCTTGGAATAAATCTTGGTTTGGTCGAATCTATATTGTTTGGGGCTTCCCTTGGAGTCATTGTAGCCGTTACAAATTTAAAAAAATGAGTATGAGTGGAATACGACTAAGTCTGATTATTACAATAACCGGATATTTTTTACACATTGTTTATTTTCAATGACTTATGTAAAATGGATGTGTGGAAAATTGGTATAAAAATTGAGCTGACTTTTTGGTTAATATTTATACTAAAAAGCGATACAAAGGCGGATCAGTCTGTTTCGCCTTTTTACACAAGGGGGTGATTATGGGCGATAAGTGCAATTATGATTTTGCAATTGACTATGCTGATTCGAATATTGAGCTGCTAATAGAATTTGATCCTAAAAATAGGCATGTGGATGATTCATGCACAATGAATTATGATGGGCTTGGTGAGCAGATGCCTTTTATTGATGATACAATAAACCAATCTCATCTACCAAGGGCAGAGTGAGTTGAGCAAACGCTATGCGGGCGCTTCCTTATATATAAGAGGCTAAAATGACAAAAGAGAATGCAGAAACACAAAACCTTCAGCTTATAGAAGACAGAATAGCAACCCAAAAGGATTTGCTTATATTAGAGCTTAGACTTATGAATGAGATTGAAAAGGTGCGCACAGAACTAACTTTAGAAATCCATAAAATGAAGTCATATCTAATGACAAGATTAGGCGCGCTTATAGTCGGTAGCGTTACATTCCTTGGTGTTTTAGGATATTTTCAATAGTTACTTCCTATATCCCTTCAAATAATTAACTATGGCGTCTCGCGCTGCCTCGAACCCTAGCGCGAACGCCGCCTCGTAACCCCTCGATATCTTTCTATTAGCAAACTCTATTTGTTCCTTTGTAGGCTTGTTCTTTCCCACTTTAAGCTCAACCCAAAGGCCAGCCTTTCCGTTAAATGGAAGCGCTAGGAAGAAATCCAAAACCCCCTTCTTGACCCCCATGCGCTTTAGTAGCCTTCCTTGGTTCACCGAGCACGCACGCTCATTTGCGAAGTGGTGGAAATCGTCAGAAAGTTCTGGATACTGGTAATTAAACCAGTTTACTACATTAATATGCTCTGCTTGCTCAGGCTGTAATGCCATCAAAACCCCTCGCGCATCATGAGGGCCACTTGCTTGGCACGTCCTTTAACCTGTGTCGCCCATTTGCTGTCTAGGGCTTCCATGGCGGCTTTTGTATAGTTTTTCTCCTCTAAGGCTTGTATCATCTTCTTAAATCCAAGAAGTTTCGTAAGACCTAAGTTGAAACACATGTTGACTAGCGCGTATTGGATATGGAGTGGTTGATGAAGATACCATGAATAGGGATATAGTTCTTTTTGACAACGGGCAAGATCGTTTTCAAACATAAAGTTTGCTTCTTCCAAAGATATGCCGTTATCTTTGAGGTTACGCCCGTAACCTATGCTTAATTTTCCGAGCGTGTCTAAGTAAGGCTTTGGCTTGTACCCCTCGCATTTTTTGATCCACTCCTTCAGGTTTGTCATGGCATTCTTCCTTGCTGTGATCAAAATAAACGTACAAAATCTCTGCTTGGGTGCCGTTATGCACGCACCCAGACAGAGCCAAAGTTAACATCATTAATAATATGTAGCGTTTCATATTACAAATCCTTATAATATGTTGCTCAAAACCTAGCCCGACGGGGCGAAAAGCCGACTCATTACCGGTCTGGTTTTGATTTAACCAATGACCGCTTATGAGGAATACTATGTCTACAATAATATGTAATGCGCCCTTTTGTCAAAACATAAGAAACTATAATCATGCTTGGTGCCCAGCTCATCGTTGGGAAAGAGAAAAATATAAAGTTAAGGTTTATAAAGAAGTCTTGCCATTGTGGGCAAAAATGCGTTGCAAAACTCATGGGTTGCTCAGAATTGATCAATGCTCGAAAAAAGCAAACACATTTATCTGCAAGGCATGCAATATAATTTATCAGAAAAAATCATATAACCCAGAAAAACAAAGAGAGAACAATATAAAATACTTCCTATTAAGGAAGGACTGGAGGCTTAAAAAAAGATACAATATTTCAATTAAAGATTACGAAGAAATGCTTAAAAAGCAAAACTCATCTTGTGCGATCTGTTCATTGACTATAGAGCAGCACCAAAAAATTAAAGGGGAACGCGTGCATTTTGCAGTAGATCATTGTCATAAAACAAATAAGGTGCGTGGACTACTTTGCTATAGGTGCAATATAGGCTTGGGTTATTTTCAAGACAATCCAGAAATAACCCAGGCAGCAACCAATTATCTGTACAAAAATTAGGTAGTTGGTATAATTCTGTACCAACAGTGAGCCACCATATCGCTGTCGCCAGTATCAAATGCCCCACTTATATTACTAAGATAAAGACCTTTGTTCACAGTGGTCGAGAATGGCAACGGAACAACGCCAGCATTAAATGTAAAAGTAGTGCTAGCAGTAGCTTGGAAAGTAGCCGCCGCCAAAGTCGTTGATGCTATTGTTCCAGCGCCATGCACTGTAGAATCGTACTGAACAGCAGCAACACCACCTGATGCATATGCGGCAGAATTATAAGTCATAGCCAACTGCAATTGCTCAAGAACCAACAAAGTATTAGCGCCACCTGCGGCAACTAAAAGCTTAGGAGCGCCGTACATGCCGTTGAACTCAGCAGCAGTGATAGGAACCGCAACATACTTCAATACTAATGGGCTAATCATTGATGACAATACTTTGTTAGCGCCAATTGCGGTAACGCCAGTATTGGATATAGTAACGTCCCCTGAAGGCAATACCCCAGTTGCAATGTTTGCACCATTACCAACAAATATACGGCCGTTTAACAATGTATTGCTTAAGCCGCCAGCAGCGGGGTTGGCAACAAAAGTTGCATTGGCTGCATCATACTTAAACCAGTTTACAAGAAAATCAGGCGCGTAAGAAATCAACACCATGTCGGTATCTTGCCATTGGAAGTCACCGTTTTGGATTGCTTCTATATCAGCCATAATGTCTGGATCTGTCAAATACCCAGCAGTTGTGATTGCTGCCAAATCATCATCAGTTACTATTGCCACAATGTTTGGATCGCCCACAAAATAACGACCAATTGCTGTAATTGCCATTTTTCAATCTCCCTATAATTAATAGTTATCTAGTTTTATGTTTAAGGTTTTTACGCCTTAT